AGGTGATGTCGTCGTTTGCCATATCAGAAAGTGGTGTCCATGGTGATTGAGTAGGCTGGCTTCACGATCGGGTAATCCTTCACGATGAAGTACCCACCAGCGTCGTTGGGGTGATCGTTATCAGCTGACTTATCCGGTTCACCATTTGCCGCCCATATCTGCTGCTCGAGGCTCTCCGTGTAGACCGGACAGTTCTGCACATTCACCAGATAGCGGCGTTCGCCGTTGGCGTTGCAGAACATGGAGTTCATAGAGTTGATACGGTCTTTCACGGGTGGGTTGGCATCATCGACAATGACGCTGAATCCGGCGTCGTTAAGCTGCGCGATATCGGTCTTGCTGGCGTTCTGCGATTTGCGAGAATCTCCGGAAGCATCCGGATAGATGTAAATCTCCCGACTTTTCACGTAACGACCATCCTCGTAGCGCCAGAACTCCTCCTGAATGCGTTTGATCATCGCAGGTGTGTCGTAAACCTTTACCAGCTCACGAACAGCGCGCGGGAGGCTGTTGCGCTTCACGTGAACAATCGCGGCCATCTTCCCCACGTTGAAGTCCATACCGATAAACAACGGATCTCCGCTCTGAATCTCGTCAGAACAGTTATTCAGCCTGCGGTTGAATGTGTGGTAAATAGTACCACTGTTCAGGTTGGTGAATTTGCCGCGCAGATAGGCCTGGATCAGCGCGTCCGGATAAGAGCTCAGCAGCGATGGGATGTAATCCGCTGGTAGGTTCTTTGCGTTGTCGAATGTGCTGGCCTGAATCAATCCATACAGTGACACCAGCTCGGGCTTATCTCGTACCGCCTTCACGAACTGTTGATAAACGAACTTGAATCCCTCAGGCGTGGTCGTGACATCGATGCCGTTTCTCAGACCTGGAACGTTGTAACGCATACGCGCAATGATTTTACGCCAGGCCTGCTGCGCTTTGGCTGCAGCCATGACGTCCAGCTCATCCACCATCGCGTTACCGATTTTGAAGCCGACGATGGAGCCCGGCTTTTCCATGGAGCGACATATTGTCGTGCCGCGAAACCTCCGCCCCTCGTAGAAGTGAACCTCTTTGTTCCCCTCGTTGATTTTTACCGACAGCCCCCAGTCGAAAGCCACTTCTTCAATCGTCGGGTAAAAGATGTCACGAATCTGCGGGTACGTCGGCGCAAAGTAGCCCTGGTTTATCTTCGGATATTCCCACATCCCCTTACAGATGCCGCCACACCCCACCCACGTCTTACCCGAACCAAACCCGGCAACGTAGGCTTTGAATTTGTGCTGCATAGCGAGGAAGCGAGCCTGAGGAATGTTAAGTGTCGGGCTGATCCCCATCGTCTGCCCTCGCATCCACTACGTTGATATTGATTTGTACTGGGGTTGGTTCATCGTCGTCACCATCACCGGCCAGCTCCTTACGAAGTTTCTCGTTTTCCAGAAGCCGGCGGTCGATTTCAATCTGCTGCAGACGCTGCGCGAACTCACTATCAGCCAGGCCAAGCCGTTTCATTACTGCCTCAAACATGCGCTCACGGCTGATGGCAGTTATCTCGACACCGTTCTTGCCAACCTTTACGCCGGAGTAAGCGAGTCGGGATATTTCCGGAAGTTTGCGCGTATCAGGGAAGTAAGGCTGACCAATGCCGTCGCCGTTGCAGCGAGGGCATTCAGGGTTTGGCTCTTTGTTGTGGTCGTAACCATAACCGCCTGTGTCCTCTGGCTGTCTGGCTCCTTCTCGCCCTTCAACCTTAGCCAGCTCCTCATCAAACTCAACGGCGTCGCGCCACTGATAATGGTGCCCAAAGCCCCAGCAGTAGCGGCACGCGCCGCGGCGATATTGCGAGAGCTGATTGGCATCAAAGGTGGCGAGTTGCCACATCTGGGCCAATACCTCATCGGCTTCAGCAAGCGTGCGCGCAATGGAGGCTTTTTGCTGCTGCGCAATAGCATGCGCAACGTTAGGATTCGCTATGAGCTGGCGACCGTAGTTCGGGTCGCTGTAACAAGCGCGCTCTGCAGCGGCTGTGGCGTTCTGGTCCTTAAGATATTCAGCAACGAATAGCTTTATCTTCGGGCTGAGGCTGCTGTTTACCAGCTCTTCTGCGCATTTTTCAGATTGCGCAGTGCGCACTTTTTTCTGCGCAGTTTTTTGCGCACTTTGCGCAGAAGGTTTTTTGATGTATCGACGTGCAGTCGCGTAATTCAGTCCCTGCGCTTCACACCACTCCTTCGGTGATACGCCGGTTGAGGCATGTTCGGACAGGAACCGTTGCTGAAGCTCGCCCCAGTCCGGTTTTGCCATAAATTTCTCTGGTTTTTTTTTGATTGAAGGTGGATATTAATCATGTGAATCAATGGGATGATTAAAATCAGCACCACTTTTAACTTGTGAGTTAAATCACTCAATTTGATTTAAGCAATTAACATTATTTTAATGGAACTCTTTCATGAACAAAGAACCCGAATTTTTGGAAGTGTTTATTTCCAGACCAAATTGGCTACCTGAACAATTAGAATCCGACTTAACAAAATTCTATGACCTGCTGGCAGATTTGATGATGTATCCGAATACCATTGGGATAAGCCAACCATGCTTGCAAACGCCTTTCAATGACATTGTAGAACTTATGAACCGGTGTAAGTGCGCCATTATATTCGCACTTCCACAAATATTCATCGAAACAGGAAAAATAAAAGGCAAGGACACCGGGAAAATCACATTGCCAACTGAGTGGAATCAAATTGAAACAGCCATCGCATTAACATTAAAAAAGCCAACACTCATCATTCTACATGAAGATGTCACACCTAGAGGGCTACTTGAAATAGGGGCAGCAAATGTATACATACATAAAATCAAAACATCAGACGACAGTTGGCCAAGCAACATTAAAGATAAATTAGAGCACTTAATACTAACAGCCCATAAGGTAACAAAATAATAACATGTTTGTGGTACTCACAGAGAACATTTCTTGTTCGTCGGTGAGTGCCATAGATACTCAATGGATACTTATGACAACTTATTATCGTGTTGACAGAGTAAATGCGTACTCTGAAGGGGATATCATTAGATTAGCCAGATCAGTGGGCATTCCTAATGAATTCATTAACGTAATGGATATGTTAAGCCCCGGTGGTTTTTCCCCGCATGGGTTGATGTATCTCCCACATGCTGGCGCGCATGCTGCGGATAAAAGTGTTGCTATTGATTTTGCTCTTGAACTTTTCAGGCGTGCTTTTTTTGATTCCAAGCCTTCAAGATATCAATCAATCTTCGCATGGGGAAACTTAGAAGATGCCCAATCTTTCATGGCGAAATTATTACCAGAATTCCCAAACTGTGTAATTTATGAAATTTCAACTTCCGGTGAAAATATACATCGCGGGGACATGTCGATTTTATCCAACGACAAAACCAATCTTGTATATGCAGATATCTTGAGATTGTATTGGAGTGGCTCAACCTTCAAAAGCCAACCTCTTTGGGAATTTTTATTGCCTCTTCCAATAACAATTGGAAGAAGGGTTAGTTAAAATAATTTGCATTCACTATCAAAAATGTAAGCAGGCCACGCCATCACAATGGGTCTTCCCGTGGTGATGGCAAAAAATACCGCCCGAAGGCGGTTGTTAAAACTTGTAGTCTTTACTTATAAAATCCATAGCCTGTACCAATTAGACCAACAATGAACCCTAGGTATGTGATGACTTTCATGACAGTCTCACCAATTTTTTTCTTTCTAATATAAACGGATATCTTTTCGCCCAACTCATCAACCAAGGCTGGGGTTGCCGAATCATCACGGACCTTTTTTAATGACTCCACCAGCATTTCAGGTAACTCACTAAATGGAGCATGCGTTTTGAAACCAGCTAATAAATCATCAACCTTTCCCTTCAAAACGTTACGGTTGTCTAAAGAACCGTAATCAATAGCAACCTTCATTTTGGATAAAACCAAATGAATTTGATGATCACTTAGCCCAATAGTAATTTGCATATGTTTTAAGTCCTCATAGCTTAAATCATCGTGCAATAGTCCCTGGAAAAGCATTCTACGGACTTGTTTTCTCCGCCATGCTCTCCTTGCTTCTGTAATAACTGAGAATGAAAAAGTAATGGCAAAAATAAGAAACGCAAAAAAAAGAACAATATCTACCCACGCTGGAATCATCATATCCACCCCCTAAAAATTTTTGATATATTAAGGGGTTAAAAAAAAATATACCAGTACTCTGCTTGCCAGTGGGTTACCTTCTGTCCTTTTCAATTTTTCTTATCCCTGCCAGTTGATTGTTTGCCTTCTCAATGGTGCCCAGCAGCGGCTTAATCCACAGCACAGCCTGGCAGTACGTCATTGAGCTGGCAGCAACGGCACGACCATCGGCTGCGTCAGGTCTGTTGGTATCGGTGTGCATTGCGCTGGCACGTAAACGGTTCGCGTAGTTGAGCAGCCCACCAGCGACATCAGCAGGAACAGGCAAATCACAGGTTTTTTCACGAAGGAGAATCTCCCGATATTCGATCACGGTTTCCTCGGTTCTGATGTCTATCAAAGAGTTGAGCCTGTTGGCATGTTCTGCAACCTGGTTGAACCGATTGAAGTTGAATGCCTGGGTGGCAATCACCTCACCCTGCAATGCGTTGTCACTTCGCAGAACGTCATTGTCACTCTGTACGCTGCTGGCGTATGAACAACTTTTAACGAGTGCGATTGATAGGCCAGCAATAGCGACCACGATGATAAGACCCAGATTAATTTTCATTGTTCCAGCCCCCAGCACACCAGCGCGCTCTCCTGGTCCCGTCGCTTAACCTGACCGAAACAACCGTTCTTATGGCCTTTGGTCAAACGACAGTCTCGCCCACCATCTTTAATCCACCAGCGGATAGCTTCGCATGCGCCTTTGCGGTCGCCTGCGTTGAGACGTTTGTAGAACGTCGAGGGGAAGCACTTGCCGGGGCCAATGTTATAAGGGCAGAAAGAAGCGATCCCGGCCTTCTGGGGTTCGGTTAACGGCACTTTAATATTGCGCTCAACCCAGGCCAGAGCTTGGTCGCGCTCGATGGCGTTTACATCGTCGCACTTGGCCTGCGTCAGCTTCATGCCCTGAATAACCGGTTTGCCATCCACCAGCGTAGCACCACGGCATATCGTCCAGATGCCTGAGCCGTCGCGGTAAGCCGTCAGGCTGTTGCCCTCTTTCTCACTCAGGAACTGATCGAGTATTGTCGGTGCAGATGCCCCTGCGACAATCAGGCCCACAACAGCAGCGCTCAGTTTATTTCTCAGTGCTGGTGACAAAGCCATTAAGCCGATCCTCCCGCTCTTTGCGCCGGTAATACCAGTTCACGCCGCAGGTGATAACGGTACAGGCGATACCAATGATGATCGCCCAGTCACTCAGGGTCATTCCCGCTACCTTGTCAGCCAAAACCCATACCTCTGTTTTCGTTACGTCGGCATATGCCTTTGCTGATACACCACAGCCCGTGAGTGCGGTCCCGGTGCCGTATGAGAGTCTGCTGTAAATCGTGCTCATTTTGGTCATAGCCTCACCTCCGATTATTCGGATGGCGCTGTGTGAGTAGGAAAAGGATCAGGCCCGGGCTGCATTAAGGACAAAACGAGATTGTTGTTACCGGAGGCTGAAATAGAAAAGGCCCGCCAAAGCGAGCCCTTAAATTTTTCTGCAAATGAAAAAGGCCGCCATAGGGCGACCTCTAGAATTTGAATGCGATTTACTTAATTAACAGCTTCGTGGTGAAGAATTTGCCCGCCCATACCTGAAATCAGTTTATCTACTCGAATATAATCCTTATAGAAAAAAGATGGGGCATTGTCCCAGTGGCAAAGCGCGATTTCACGCTTCAGATATGTGTCATAGTAAATAACACGAGCCTTACATGACCTGCTTCTTCCCCCAGATTGGGTGGGGTATCTCATCTTGAAGCTGTAGGTATCACTCACATGCTTGTGAGCTGAAGAGACCATTATTA